CCTTAATGGACTACTTTGAACCGAAGATCCGCGTGTAGCTTGGATCTTCGTCGTATCCCTCACGCCACTTGTTCTCGGTGAACTCTGCAAATCTGATCAGATCGTCGGCGTCCAGTTCAAGCTGAATGACCGCATCCGTCAAAGTCGTAATCTCGCCCTGCAAGTATTCGATCTTATGCGCCTGATCCGAAACCCACCAAACTGCAGCCACAACTTGAGCAATCATCGCGAAAACAAGGGCAACAGGGATTTTTAAATCTGTCATTATTTATTCCCAAAAAACTTAGAAGCTTGGCGGCTTGCGAAACTTGCAGAAATTATGATCCCCAGCGCAGCCTTGTACCAATCAGGGCAAGCATCAAGCGCATGAAATCCGTTCTCGACCACAGTGCGCCCCCAATCCCCAGCGAAGGCCAAACACAAGGGTATGGCGAAAATTATTGCGTAGAGTTCGTCTTTCCATGAATGGTTTGACCCTTGCGCCATAATCTTTTCCCAATCTGCCTCGCTCGTTGCGCGACTGACCATAATTTGAGCCTCCGCTTCGGCGCGAGCGACTTTGGCTTTTGTTTCTGCGGCCTTTTGCTCGACTTTTCCATTAAGCCAAGTCCCAGCTAGAGAAGTTAAAGGGCTGATCAAAGCTTGTAACATCATTCAGTTTCCTTTTTTGCATTCTTTTTCCCAAGTGCAGAGAACCCCATAAAGCTAACAACAACGCCGATCTGGGCCAGAACGACAGTGTTCACAAATCCCAATGTTGCTTGAATGCGTTCAAGCGAAACTAGGGGGGTGTATTGTATGGCAACAACCGCCATCACAAAGATCATTGAGGCCCAAGCCATCATTCTTTGCTGATCAGCCATTCTGTCCTCATTATCCAGCCGAACGAACTCTTTTCTCATCCGCAGTTCTGCATCGGAAACAATGCCATCCCCGTCCACGTCTAAGGTTTCGAACTCCGAACCCACTTCAAGTTTTTTTGCTGACATCTTTCAAACCTCTATGTTGATTTTTGTTCCTTGCGGCCTGTCGGCGTTTGTCTTTCGACCAAATCGATCATAAGTTTCACCCAAGTCAAAACGTTGCTTTGCCAACGCCTCTAAATGGCTGTGATTGGCCCTGTGTTCTTTCTCGACCCGTTGCTCTGCCAAATGGGTTTCGATAGCCTCACGCGCCCTCGTTTGCTCATGTATATGTGAGCCGACATTAAACGGTGCAGAGCCAATTCCACTGACGCCATCAGCCATCAGAGCCGCCCCTGCCTTGCTAGAATTATGACAATGGTTATCCCAATCATGATTGAAACGATTATGACTGCGCCACCATAAAGCACGATGCGCTCAACCATCTTTGCCTTGCGCTTTTTCTCGGCCTCAACCTTTGCCTTTCGGTCTTTTCTTGCTTGAACTCTTATGGCTTGAAGCTCACCCCAAGCGCTAAAACCTCTGGTGGCAATTACGATCTGACGCAGTTCTTCTTCGGCGTCCTTGGCCCTTTGTAAATTTACAAAAGTCTCCATTGCGTTTTCATCTGACCCAGAAAAAAGGCTGTTCTTCTTTTTCTCATGGGCAGCGCGTAGATCGTCCACTCCATCAAAAAACTCGCCTATCTGCTTGGTAACATTTATCAATTCCTGACCCGCAGACACCGCCGCTTTAACCGCCGCCAGTGCTGTAAATGGGTCAATCATGCTGGTCGCCCCACGATGACGTAGGCGGGACATAGCCCTTCGGGCGAAGTTCTGATGACTTTTGGATAATGATAATAAAACGCCGACTTCTCAATCGGGCATCGGTAGATACACGCCTTATACATCACCCCGAATGGGTACATGCCAAAGGCGACTGAGGTTATCGCACAGATCATTTTTTCACCCCGCGACTATTGGGGCGTTTGCAAGCATTTAGTGCCTCAGTGGGCCTCTATGCGAGCGTGGCAGCGTCTCTGCGCTTATAAAGCCGCTCTGTTGAGCCATCCTTTCAAAAACTTTTTATATGACGGTTTTCTGACCACCAGATCGCGGTAAAAATCGGCCTGTCGATTTCGCAATGCGTTCATCATCGAACCTTCGTCGATCCAGTTCATGGCAGCAATTGATGCTGGGCCAATCGCACCATCAACAACAAGCTTTTCGCCGCAATCATTGGCTGCACGTTGGGCGAGTTTGTTGGCTTGCTTTGGCCCCATATTCACCGCCATATCAAAGCATTTAATTGCGACTTCGGCGTGTTTCATTTTTGGGTATGCTTTCCCGTCCCAGAAATGCGCCTTGTAAACCTTGAGGGCTTGTTTTTTTGTCAAAGCCTTCATGTCCTCTGCATCGATGTCACCATCGCCATCAATGTCGAGATCGACACCTGACTGCTTTACAAAGCGTAATGATATGCCCCAATTAGTAGCACCACCCGCGTCATTAGGATCGTCAACATAGCCTCCCTCCACTTTAAGGACGTGATCAGCCGCTCTTTTCCAAACTTTATCACTCATTTAAACCCCCTCCGAGGTAAATACCGAATCCAATAACCGCTAAAACACAGACAGCTAAAGCTTTTCCAAAAGCGCTCAAAAAGCCGCTTTTTGCTATTCTATAACCATCAAGGATGCTGCGAATTTCTCGAATATCGGTTGCTGCATTTTCATCATGCAAACCGAGGTCAGCCAAAGCTTGCTTTGCCCCTATATGAGCCGACTTTGCCACCAATGCGTCCAGTTGGCTTTCTGAAAGGCTAATGCTTTGATCGCTCATTTCGATTTCCACTTATTACATTTTGTAATTTTATCAGATAAAGTTTTTAATTTAAATGTCTAATCTGGTTTCGTGGGCCAATTTATGGTCGTGGGAAATCCCGACTGCTGGGGAACATCTAAAAGATCAGTGCGATATTGCGTCCATTCCGCTTGCTTTTCAGAAGTCAATTCTGCCCACCTAAGATTATTCGAGGCTATGGGATCAACCTCAGAAAAAAGCTTTCCATCTCTTTCTGTCCTTGCGCGATCTGAAAGAACACTTAATTTCCTGTCTGCATTTTCTACCCATGCACCATCAACATAATCGTAATATTCTTCTGGCCTTTCATCTACCTCAATAGCACCCTCTGGCCTTGGGTGTTCCTCAAGGAACTTTTTGCTTGGCTCAGATATTTCTACGAAGTAAGAGTTATCGTTTGGAACAAAAAAAGATTTCATTTTATCACCTCAATTCAGCCCATGTACTGTTTGTAGTTCCATCAAGATAATACCATCCTCCTACTGGAACTATAACGCTAGTAAATGCTGCATAAAACCCAGACGCACCACTTCCCCCAACTGGTATAGACCCAGTAGTTCCGCTTGGGGTGCTTGATTGACTATTCCAAACATGAGCAGTTCCCGCGCCCCCATTAGCTCCACCAAAATTAACCATGATCGGTTGATCTGTTGTATTTCTATAGTGAACACTATTCGATCTACCAGAACCACTTCCAAAATTTGACCAAGTTTGCCCTACTCCAATAGGCTCATATGGGCTTAAATAAACCTGCTCAAGGCTTGAGGTTTGGATTTGATAATTAGCCTCACCATCGCCCCCGTCACCACCAAATTTGCTAAATCTTGCGCTGGCTCCACCCGCCCCACCTGAGCCAAGAGTTATTGTAAGATAAACTTCTGTGTAGCCAGTAAGATCCACAAAGTCAGATGCGTGAACTCCAGCGCTACCGCCAGATCCACCAACCGTTGAGCTTGTAAAAGTAGCTGGCTGTCTACCTCCAGCACCGCCGCCCCCTGATCCCTTCGATCCATCGTAACCATCGCCAAAGCTGGCATTTGCCGCGGCGCCGCCCAAAGCAAAAGCACTATCTTCGCCAGCGCTTCCGTACCATGCCGCAGCGGTAGTTGCCCCTGCACCGCCCGCCGCAGTTACGTTTATGATTGTTGCAGATGAAGCCCCTAAATAACGCCCAGTTAAAACGTAAGAGGTGCTGATTCCATTACTGCCGTTAGCACCATATTCTGCGCCTTTACCGCCGCCGCCGCCGCCTACTGCCTCTATCGAAATGCCCGTAACTGGCAGTGATGTATTTGAGGGAAGCTTTCCGTTGCTATCACTTATTGCTACGTTAGAAATATTTGATGTAACAGTAACGGCTGTCTGCAAAGACCCCGTTCCTGACATAATGATTGGGTTAATTAATTTGGTTTGATTAATATCAAATAAAATTCCATGCTCGTTAGCACTTCCTGCATTTGCTCCCGTTGCAAGTGCAAACTCACTTGATCCCGCTGGGTTGCCAATCCATAAACCATCTGCGGTATCTGAATAAGATGTTTTCCCAATCTTCCATCCACCACCATCAAGATAATTAATATTTTGGCCTATAGTAAGCTGTTGCGCTGTAATTGATAACGCTGACTGGTGATTAACTACCGCTTCCTCTGCGATAACGAGAGGTGAGAAAATAGCGGGATTTTCAAAGCTTCCAGAATTATCAGTCCAATCTTGATCAGCATAAACCCACTTTCTTGCGCTAAACTGCGTAGGAGCGCGACCCGCTGCGTATTCTGTATCGGCGCTATTTACAAACCTTGCCCAAACTACCGCATCGTCTGGGATGTCGCTCATTGCAGAAAGCATAGGGTTTGCAGCCAAGAAAGCAGTATTCAAGGCGGTTTGCACTGTAGAAGTGTTATCTCTTGGATCAATATTATTTACAATAATATCAGCGCCGTTAAGCGTTACGACAAGCCCACTTTGACCCTCTGGGCCTGTCGCACCCGTTGGCCCTGTCGCACCCGCCGCACCTGTTGGCCCAGTTGG